GTGCCGTAAAGAATGGTGTTCGTTCTAACTTCAAAGTTAAGTACGAACCCACTCTTTATGTTCCTGTTGAAAAAGAAACAGGATGGAAAACATTGGAAGGCAAGAATGTCAGTCCAATGAAATTCCTCACTATCAAGGAAGCAAAAGAATTCGTATCTACATACGAAAATCAACCGCACCTTGTGTATGGATTGAGCAACTTTCCCTATACCTACATTTCAGAAACATATCCTAAACAAATTCAGTTTGATAGTTCTCAACTGAAAATTGTCACTATTGATATTGAGGTGGAGTGTGAGAATGGTTTTCCTCATGCAGACCAAGCCGCAGAACCAATGCTGTCTATTACAGTCAAAGATCATCAGAAAGATACAATCACTGTTTGGGGCTTGCATGATTATCATACCGACAGAGATGATGTAGAATACATCAAGTGTCCAACTGAACGTGAACTTCTTGCACGATTTCTTAATTGGTGGGAAAGTGACCATCCAGATATTATTACTGGTTGGAACACTGAACGATTTGATATTCCTTATATCTGCAATCGTATTAAATCTCAAATGGGTGAGGACGCTATGAAACGTCTGTCGCCTTGGGGTGTTGTCAACTCACGACATATCACTAGTGCATATGGTAAGAAAGACCAAGTGTATGATATTATGGGTGTAGAAGAGCTAGATTATCTTTTGCTCTATCGTAAGTTTACTTATTCTGCACAAGAATCATATCGTCTTGACCATATTGCTTTTGTTGAACTTGGGGATCGTAAAGATGAAAACCCCTATGAGACTTTTCGTGATTGGTACACCAAAGACTATCAATCATTCATTGACTACAACATCATGGACGTTGAACTAGTCGATAGACTAGATGATAAGATGAAGTTAATCGACTTGATTCTTACTATGACGTATGAAGCAAAAGTCAATATGTCAGACTCCTTTACTTCTGTGAAGTATTGGGATGTACTAATCTACAACCATCTTCTCAAACGCAAGATTATCATTCCTCAAAAGACTAGGAGTGAAAGCAAGAACGAGAAGTATGTGGGTGCGTATGTAAAAGATCCACAAGTGGGCCAACACAAATGGGTTATGTCTTTTGACTTGAACTCTCTGTATCCTCATCTGATTATGCAGTACAACATCTCACCAGAAATGTTGCTCCCCAAAACTATGGGGTTTGACAAGGACAAGTCTGTTGATGAGTTGTTGGAAAAGAAACATGACCTGTCACCACTCAAAGGTGCAAATGTAACTTGTACACCTAATGGTGCATTGTTCAGAACGAAGGAACAAGGCTTTCTTCCACAGATGATGCAAGAGATGTACAATGACCGTACCATCTACAAGAAAAAGATGTTGACGGCAAAACAACAATATGAAGATACCAAAGACCCCAAGTATCTAAACGATGTTAGTCGCTATCATAACATCCAGATGGCAAGAAAGATTTCCTTGAACTCTGCTTATGGTGCGATTGGTAATGAATGGTTTCGTTATTATGACTTGAGGATTGCTGAAGGTATTACAACCTCTGGACAGTTATCTATTCGCTGGATTGAAAAGGCACTAAATGGGTATCTGAACAAGTTGCTAAATAGTACAGGAGTAGACTATGTTATTGCGTCAGATACGGATTCAGTATACATTAGGTTTGACGAACTTATTAATAAAGTTCTTAAAGAACGAGATGGAGAATCGGAAGATTCGTATCGTGGGCGGGCTGTGGACTTCCTCAACACAGTGGCTGAAGAGAAGATTGAACCTTTTATTGATTCGTGTTATCAGGCTCTTGCTGAGTATGTAAACGCATACGACCAGAAGATGCAGATGGCACGAGAGGTGATTGCAGACAAGGGTATCTGGACTGCAAAGAAACGATACATCTTAAATGCGTGGGATGTGGAAGGTGTTCGTTATCAAGAACCACAACTCAAGATTATGGGTATTGAGGCAGTCAAGTCTAGTACGCCTGCACCATGTCGTGATAAGATTAAAGAATGTCTAAAGATTATCATGCAGGGCAATGAGAAGGATGTGAACAACTTTATCCAAGAATTTCGTGAAGAGTTTATGAAGTTGTCACCAGAAGAGATCGCTTTCCCACGCTCTGTAAATGGTATTGAGAAATGGAGTAGTGGTTCTAACATCTTTGTGTCTGGAACTCCTATGCACTGTAAAGGTGCTATCCTATACAATCACTTTGTCAAGAAACAGAAGTTGACTGGCAAATACCCACTTATTCAAAACGGAGAGAAAATCAAGTTTCTAAATATGAGAACACCTAATCCAATGCAGTCAAATGTTATTTCTTTTATAACTAAATTACCAAAAGAGCTTGACATTCACAAGTATTTGGACTATGATAAGCAGTTCGATAAAGCTTTCGTTGAACCACTGACATTCATTATGAATCAGATTGGTTGGAACATCGACCGCTCTTATGGAACGCAAACAACACTTGAGGATTTCTTTGCATAGATGCGGGCATCGTATAATGGTATTACCTCAGATTTCCAATCTGATGATGGGGGTTCGATTCCCTCTGCCCGCTCCAACTAAAGGACTTACATGATTTTAGATAGAACTGACGCTCTGTATGCGGCTAATGTATTTGTTGATTACTTTTCTAACTTTGGTAGGATTGATGATTATCTTAGAAAAGTAAAACTTGAACGTATGGGTAATTATCCCACATCCTTGCCAGGATTGGGGCCTGAAGATGATATGTTCGATACATTTGATATGCACCCAAATGATATGGAGTTTGAGTGTAAAGAAGTATCCAATGAGATATTCGTAAACTATCTAGAGATTGTAACATCACACGCTGTAGAAGTATCAGTGCCAGGCAAATCTATCAAATGGGTTGTGTATGAAAAGAACACAGGACAGATTGCTGGATTTATTCGTTTGGGTTCACCAACAATCAATTCAAAACCTCGTAATGACTTCTTAGGTAAACCACTCAACACATTAGACCCAGCAACAATGAAACGGTTCAATGATTCCTCTATCATGGGATTCATCATTGTTCCAACTCAACCGTTTGGTTTTAACTATCTTGGTGGTAAACTACTTGCATCTATCTGTTGTTCCCATCTAACAAAAGACACACTGGATAAGAAGTATGGTGGGCCATTCGCAATGTTTGAGACAACATCCCTTTATGGGTCTACAAAATCATCATCACAGTATGATGGTATGAAACCATTCTTACGTTACAAGGGCAACACTGTATCAGACTTTGCTCCTCTTATCAATGATGATAACTTTCATCGTCTAAATGATTGGTTCAAAGAACGTAATGGTGAACCTCTAGTTGACCCCTCAGCTAGTTCTAGAAAACTAAAGACACAGACTAAAATGATTTCTATTATCAAAGCATCTCTTAAAGATGTTGAACCAGAAGAGTACAAAAAGTTTGTACAGACATTTCTGGATGCAAAGGGTTTGACAGAAAAGAAACGTGCATATATGTCTGACTTTGGTTTTGAGAATGTGAAAGAATACTTGAACTTAGAAACAGATACGCTTGTCAAGAAAGAGAACTACGATAGATACAGTTTTGATGGTGTAGTAGATTGGTGGAAGTCAAAGGCATCCAAGAGATATGAATCACTCAAGGCTGATGGTAGATTGAGAACTGAACTTGAGACATGGAACAAAAACGCTGATATTGAAATTATTCGATGATTTACAACAAAGAAAATTTAGAAAAGGTATCAGAGGCAATCTTGAATAATCTGACACCAGATTTGATACCAGTAAAATGGCGACAGAGAAATTCTATCAATCCTATGTTTGGACATTGCCATACTGCATCTGCTTGTCTACAAAAAGTTTTCGGAACAAAAGAATTGAAACTGTATCGTGCTCAAGATTGGGCTGAGATTTGGCATTGGTGGGCAGTCGATAACAGTGGAAAGATTATTGATCTGACATCAGATCAATATTACTCTATGGGCAAAGAACCACCATATGATGTTGGTGAAAAGGCATCTATGTTGGGATTTTCCTATAGAACCAGAACGCTAGAATTGCTAGAAAGAGTCAAAAAAGAACTTGACATATAAACAGTTTTGGTATACTATATAGCATGATAAGAAATTCCACTGGAAACCCTTATCATTAACATCGAGTGGCCACAGGCCGAAGGAAACAAAACAATGGACTATCAAGATCCTAATGAACGCATTTTTGCGAACCGCACCGTAAACATAAAAGATTACTATGTAAACTTCCCAGAAGGGAGTCGTGTTGTAACCCATAAACAAAAAAACGCAACCTTTGTAAAATATGGTTGGTTGGATATTAGTGGGTATACTCTAGACGATCCTCGACTAAACAATATTGCTGTTAGAGCAAATCAAAACATGGGTGATAGACACCAAGAGATTGCTCATAGTTATGATGTAGAAGGTTGGGATTGTGGACAATTCCCGCCAATTGTATCTACTACTACTTCTCTCCCCAAAGATGGACGAAATCGTATTCGTGCTGCTCTCTTGAGAAAAGAGACAGCTATTCCATGTGCATATTACAGTTATGAAGATGAAGATACAGCAAAAAGTGAAATCACTAACGGTTTGTTGGCAAACAAACATAAATCACAAAGGTCAGCTGAGTTTTATGATTTTGTAAACGGTGGTGTAGAAATTATCCAGCGTGGAGAAATGCCAAACACTATAGCATCAATTGAAAAATGGTTATATAACGATGTTGATATTGAACACTTTTACAGTAATGAAGGTGGAACTATCACAAAAATTGCAAAAGCTATTGGTGAGAGAGCAGAACGATTGAAAGATGGCCACTTAGTCATATTGCGTGAAAGAGATGATTGGCTTGAATGGTTAAAAACATCAATTGATAAACACTCTGTCTATTACAGAAACCAGTATAATATTCATGGGATTGATGATATTCATGTCTTTATTGAATCTGGCGGTTCAAGGGATGAACAAGTTTGGATGAGACATATTTTGCCAAGAGCTTCACAAGGCAAAGTTACAAACATTGCTCTTTGGACAAAAGAAATTTTTCCAGAAGATGCTGCTAAAAAACATAAAGATTTTGATGAGTCTTTAACTCGTTTTCACCGTCAAACATTTGGGATGGTGAATAAAGAAATTGATGGCATTACACTCAATACCCCGCTAGTTTCTGATATGTGGAATATTGTTGGTGTAATCCCACAAGTACTAAATGACTATCAACAAGGACTTTTGGAGAACCACAAACTCGCTGGTTTTGATGATTTCCCACTGAAGATGGACAAAATATTGAAAATAGCATAAGAGGATAATATGAAAAACAAAATCGTAACTCTAGTAATGAGTAACGGTGCAGAGATCATCGGCAAGTTTATTGCCGATGATTTCAATAGCATCACAATTTACAAACCAAGAATGGTACAGGCATCCCAACAGGGGGTTGGACTTGTTAATGGTATTTCTATGACAGGTAAAGAACCAGATGGAAACTTTGACTTTCCTAAAACATCTGTCATGTACACAATAGAAACAATGAAAGAACTAGCAGATGGATGGACATCACAAACATCTGGTATTGCTATACCTACAGGAGGCCTAGTAAAATGAGTGATGAAACACTACTTCTTGATTACACAAGATTTGTGGATGAGGTTACATCTGATGCGTCAAAGAATCCAGAGGACTTTAGTGACGCACTAGATATTATAGAAGAACAAGGCGTTGCACCAGAACGTATCCTTACTGCCGCACTTGGTATTTGTGCAGAAGGTGGTGAGTTTACAGAGGTTATCAAGAAGTGTGTATTCCAAGGCAAACCTATGGACGAACACGCACAGTATCACCTCAAACGTGAACTTGGTGATATCATGTGGTATATTTCTCAAGCTTGTATCGCACTAGATACTAGTATAGAAGAAATCATTTACATGAATATAGAAAAGTTAGAAGCACGATACCCAGATGGTTTTGAGGCGTTTCGTTCTGAAAACAGAAAAGAAGGAGATATTTAAAGTATGGATTTTCTAAAAGATATTGCAAAGACAGCAGGCAACGAATATGCTGCTTTGGTGAGTGAAGGTGTAGAGGCTGGTGACGTTGATTCGTTCATAGATACAGGTAGTTACATCTTTAACGCACTACTAAGTGGTT